TATGTTTACAAATAAATGTATGACTCCTTTATTTTAACACACATTACACGCTTTGGGATACCTACAAGGCTGCAAACACAGTTGCACTCTTGCATAAGTTTTATATACTAATAGCACTTTAGAAGGATGGAACATCCTTCTACATAAGCGCTTAAGCATAAGCAACTTAGCCAAGCAAAGCAAGAGCAGTTGGCGGCTTGTAGGCTTCGGATGGGCTAGGCAGGCTTTAGCTTAGCCTTGCTATTGACTCGGCCAGTAAGCCTGGCCTCGGTAGGATTGCTAGGCCGTCCCGGCAGAGCTAGCAATGATGCCGATTCACCTCCCTCCTCCTCTCGGCATCATTTGGGCCAGCTGGCAGGCTGGCAGTTAGGCAGGCGTAGGCCTGCATAGGTAGTTAGAAGAGGGGACTACGTCCAGCTAGGCCGCCGTAAGGCGGCATGATGCCCCCCCCAGCCCCCCCGAAGGGGGGGATTAGCCGCCTCCTGCCGTCGGCGGCAATATGTATTTATTAGTATTAGCGAGTTTGGATTGGTTTGATTTGTATATATATCCAGCCCCCGCGGCAAATTCTTTTAATATTTTTTATATTATATTAAAATTAATTAATAATGATCTGGAGAGAGAGAGAGAGAGGTTTTGTATGTTAATATATACATACAGTGCAGAAGCTAAAAGCTTAAGTATTAGTAGTATATACACATAAAATATGGTAACACACAATAGACGGGCAAGGCCTAGAATGATTACTACCGTGAGCATCAGTCCAGAGTTTTACGACTTATGTAAGGATCACGCTATTAGTTTTTCTGAGGCTACTAGGGTAGGTATTGCTTTAATGCTTGCTGACAAAGGCGTAAGAGAGTACGATAACAATTTAAATTTAGTAAGGAAACTAGATTTGGTTCGTATGAAGTTGGAAGAGACTTCCCAGAGGTTGGCTCAGTTGGAGAGAAAATAGATGCAAATTAACTTATCCTCTGAAGATATAGAGATTTTGCTTCGTAAACAAAGAATGATTCCTGAAGGTTATATTATAAGATACATCTCTGGCAAAAAAGGGGTATATGGAGGTTTCCAAATATTTCTTGAGCGTTCAAAATCATGAAAACAAAAGCCATTAAAATGTCTAAAGAGTTCAAAGCCTTTCTCCACAGCCAAGGCTCTAAGGGTGAGACTTATGAAGACATAATATTAAGGTTAGCAGGGTTCACTAAAGATAAAAAGACTTGGAAGCGATGAAAATAGTCCTAGATGATTGGCAGAAGGAAGTTTTGAAGACTAAGGGTAACATTGCGTTACGTAGCGGTCGCCAGGTTGGTAAAAGTACCGTAATTTCCATCAAAGCTGCCGATTATGCGGTAAAGAACCCTGGTAAGAACGTTTTAATCATCGCTAGCGTTGAAAGGCAAGCTTATTTGCTCTTTGAGAAGGTTTTAGCATATGTTATGGATAATTATAAGGGAAAAGTGAAGACTGGTAAGGATAGACCTACCAAGAGTCGTATGCGTCTCAAAAACGGTTCTACGATTTATTGTCTGCCAACAGGGTTAAGCGGGCATGGTATACGTGGTTACACTATCGATTTACTCATCGCGGATGAGGCAGCTTTCATCCCTGAAGCTGTATGGACAGCTGTAACCCCTATGCTTGCTATCACAAAAGGAGATATCATTCTCCTATCCACCCCATTCGGTAAGGGGGGTTACTTTTACGAATGTTTCAGTGACCCTTCTTACACGAAGTTTCACGTTAGTTCCGAGGATTGCCGGAGAAAGGATCAAGATTTCCTAGATCGCGAGAAATCCCGGATGTCTGAACTACAGTATGCGCAAGAATATCTAGGAGAGTTCTGTGAAGAGTTGATGCAATTTTTTCCATCCACCTTGATCCGCAAGTGCATGACAATATCGGATCGGAACCCTAAGAGTAGGAAGCGATACATGGGCGTAGACGTTGCACGGATGGGTGGTGATGAGACTGTGTTGTACTCAGTAGAGATGGTAGGTAAGCATTTGTACTCGTTTGACATGGACGTGAGTAGGAAAACTTACCTTACTGAGACAGTAAGTTTGATTAAACAGAAAGACCTTAAGTATAAGTACAAACGCATTTATATTGATGATGGCGGTCTAGGCGTAGGCGTGTTCGACCCTCTTTTATCCAACCCCAGGACACGGCGCAAAGTGGTCGCTATCAATAATGCGGCAAGAGCTCTTGACCATGAGGATAGGAAAAAGAAGTTGTTGAAAGAAGATTTGTATAACAACCTTCTCACTCTCATGGAACAAGGTAAGATTCATTTATTGAAACGTCCGGAAGTTTTCAATTCGTTGAAAGGGATTCAAGCTGAGTATAAAGATGGTAAGTTAAAGTTGTTCGGCAAGAATTCTCACATTTGTGAAGCTATTATTCGCGCTGCGTGGTGCGTAAAAGACAAACGTTTAAATATCTGGGTTGCCTAATATATAGGATGGCATACACTGGAATCTTTGCAACCGCAAATGAAATCAAGTATAAAGCTGGTGCCAACGCTAGCGCGACAGCTGTGGCTGAAGCTTACCTACAATCTTTTATAGACCAAGTGCAAGGTTATATCAATACTTATACAAGGGTAAACTACACTGACACTTATGATTCTCTAAATGTTGATGTCAAATACCTGTTAACGGAAGTTGCTAGCAACCTTGCAGCTATCTATGTAATCAACTATGATATGAGCGGTTACACGTCACGGTCTGAAGCAGAGAGTATGATCGATACATTAAGAGATGGTGCAATGAGGGGGTTAGCTCTGTTACGTGATAAGAACCATACAGACTTTATCGATGACGCTTGATTTTGTTAAGAAGCCAGAGTTGGTTGGAGAGGATTTGGATCTGTACTTTTGGCAAAGTCCTCACTTCCAGATTTTTGAAGATGTGCACGGGACTGTGGTCAGGGTTCATGATGGAGATACTCTCACTATACGAATACCTGAAAGAGATTTTGACTTTCCTATAAGATTCAATAACTCTGCAGCACCTGAACTAAGTGAGAGAGGTGGTCACGAGAGTAGGGATTGGTTGAAAGGAGTGATAGAAGGTAGGGCTATTGATGTCATAATCGATCCAGACAACAGGGTAGAGAAATGGGGTCGTTTACTAGGTGAGATCCGTAGCAAAGGCATCGATATGGGTCTGATAAGTCATACTAGGGGACAATCTGTACCCTGGATACAACGTAAAGATATGGTCTTCCCAGACTTTAAAGTTGGTTGGAAGACAGGAGACTGGGAAAAATCGTAATGAGTTCAGCGTTAAGGAGAAGAGGATCTGATTATGTTAGTTCATACTCTTATGATGAAATTATGAGTGGTACAGGTATAGTCCTATTATATGGTGCTAGAGGTGGAGCTGGTCAAGAAGCCATATTAACGCCTGAAAGTACCATAGAAGCCCAACCTGCAAGCTCGGGTGTGGCTGTGTCTGGAGGCGGAACCTCATCAAACTTTTTAGATATTGATTTTGATGTATTACTAAATAAGCAAACAACATTAAGAGGAGTCACTATTGTTAACTTCTCCGTACATAATAGTGCCAACTCTAATGATATCTATGGCACAGTATACTTAAGAAAATGGGACGGTTCAACTGAAACTGAAATAGTGAGCGACCAATCGGGCACATTAAATTTAGGGGTGGAATCTAAGACTTTCACATCATATTTGAATATCCCTGAAACATTATTTAAAGCTGGAGATTATGTGAGGATAACTGTCATGTTAACAACTACATCATCCAATTCGGCAACAATTAGCCTGGCTCACGATCCGTCAGATAGTGCAACTATAAGTGGATGGACAGCAGGTATAAGTAAACAATTAAGGTTCCCAATGCCAACAAAAATAGTGGAGTAAAAAAATGCCAGAACTAAAAATCGCAAGCGCAGATTACGGTGACTTTGAAGGATCGATCACCGACTACTCAGTAGACACTCAAACTACAGACGCCGCAGGTGAAAGTAA